TATATTCGCAGGTTTTCGTTCAAATATTCATTCAATTCATTTGCACATTCAGCTGCATTTGAATCATCAATATCTTGTCTTGCAGGCCTAACTTGTTTTTGGCCCAATTGAATGACTCCCGTGATGCTATCTGTGTTATCTTCCACCCGATAATTATAGAATAAATCTGTAGTATATCCAAAGACATGCCTAGGATGAAGCCGCCGCAAAAATTCGGCAAAAAGGACATCGCAGCATTTGTTATCGAGAACATCGGGATATTGGATAATAATATTCATGAAACGTTCGAAAATAGATAGACGGACGCAATAACACCAATATTCATGACGCCTTTCTTTGTGGTCTTTTTGTAGAGGGGATTCATAAATGCCAGTCAATGTTGTCGGGTCGGTCAAACTGGTAGTTAAATGATTAATATAATGGATAAATGTCTCGACGCGTCTGGGATGATACGTGTCGTCGTCGTCGCAGAACATCATCCAGTGATAATTTTGTTTCAAAACCGGATACAAATCGTTAATATGACGCATTTGGGGCGTTTTCACTGTTTTCACATACAAATAAATCAATTCATTGTGGAATTCCGGACGGGCTATGAATTCTTTTGCAAAAGCCAAATTCAAATCCTCGGTTTCAAAAGAAATCGATAAATAAACTGGAATAACAACGGTTTGTTCCATAAGAGACGCGAGGCATTCCATCAAATGGTCGATACGTTTGGGATTGGAAATATGGGATGCAATTACTATGCATGTAGAAAGCGGCGATTCTAAATTACCACTAAAATATTGTTTTTGTGGTGCCAGAGGTTCTCCGTCGGTTTCCATTTACAAGTGTAAATTACTAGGTTTCTATATGATTTTACAGCCAAAAAATAAAATATATAGTAAAAAATTCTAGACGGAATATATCATCATGTCGAAATTAACCTTTGTCACTGCATTCATTGATATTTCATCAACCCAACAATCATTTCACTGGCGTTTTGAGAAATTCAAGGAAGTCGCTGCAACCGGAATACACATTTGTATTTATATTTCGGCCATTTTTGAAAAAGTAATAGAGGATATGACCCGCGAATATGAGAACATAAAAATCATGAAAGTTCTCGAAATGGAGGATTTATGGTGTTATAAAACGGCCAAAACCATCGAATATAAATTACCGGAAAATAGAAACCCAGCCAAGGATACTGCAAATTATATGCTATTGATGAATAGTAAGGCGGAGTTATTATATGACGCTATCCAGACCAATCCGTTTGAATCAACACATTTTGCATGGCTGGATTTCAATATCGCTTATATTTTCAAAAATCCGAGAACTGTGGATTTTTTGAAACAATTGGCTGTTCTCCCTTTTTCGGAAAAAACATTGATAATACCGGGTTGTTGGGGTGCAGTAAAACGAGAGAAACGCCAAGAAATTCTGAAAGGTATTTGCTGGCGATTTTGTGGTGGGTTTTTATTGGGCGACAAGGATTCGATTTCAGAGTTATTTACTATTTATCTGGACTGTTTCGAGAACTTTTTGAAAAAAAACAAACGACTTGTATGGGAGGTCAATTTCTGGGCATGGATAGAAAGTAAGGGTTTTTGGAGGCCCACTTGGTACAAGGGCGACCATAATGATAGTATTTTGGATATTCCCGCGTGTTCTTGTTATAATTCACTTTTGAAAATGGAGGGTGCGAGAACCTTGGAATATGAATATCCTAAAATCGATGGTTTTGAAGCGAGTTCGGCGTGTTATTTATACCATCTGGGAAATCACGTCTTGAATACACGATATGTGAATTACAAGATATTGGAATCAGGATTTTATTCTTTTGAAGATGCGTCGAGTAGTCGAATCGTGACGAAAAATATGGCGTCTGTATTAAATAGTGATATGGTTCCTATGTACTATATAGAAATGAAGGAGAACACCGCTCGTTTGCAGTCATATTCAGATGATATTGTAGGATTGGAGGATATTCGTCTTTATAATTATGGAAATATTATACGTTTTATAGGGACGTCGGTAAATTATGCAGAAAACAAGATAAATCAGATGGTAGTTGGTAATTATGATCCTTTTACGCAATCGTATGAGAATTGTATGGTTGTTTTGTCGAATAATGCCGAGAAAAATTGGATACCGGTAGTTGTAGATGGAAAAGAATATTTTATTTATAAATGGTCGCCGATGGAGATAGGCGTAATAAATCCGGCGACGAATCGTTTGGAAATTGTGAAAACCATAGATATGGCGGGGGTAAAATGGTTTGATAAAATCCGTGGTTCGACGGTATTTACGGAAGTGGGTGAATTTTTAATAGGAGTCGTACATTTTAGCGAAGACGAATTTCCTAGAAAATACTATCATATTTTGGTAGCTTTGGAACGAAATACTCTTCAGCCCCTACGATATTCAAACCATTTTGTTTTTAGGAATATAGGAATTGAATTTTGTATTGGATTTACCATTTTGAATGGTAATTATTTATTTTGGACGTCCAAAAATGACCGCGAACCATTGACATTGATTGTTCCTATTCAAAAAATACCTTTTGTTTATGATTTTTGAATTTAGGTTTGAAAAATATATGCAGGTATTATATATTAAAATATGGAAAACAGATTGAAAGGTTTTGGTAAATTTCTAACTCGTGATAAAAAAGATAAAGCAAACCAACAAGATACTATTAATAATCCATTACATGATGAAAAAAATAATGATTCTACTAATCCTGAAGGCATATTAGGAAATGCGACAGATGCTTTTTCAAATGTAGTTGAAACAGCAACAGCTGTTGTAAGTCCTCCTGAATCTAAACCTATATCATTTAAAAAAGACACACCAGTCGTTCAGACAATAATAACATATGAGGAAGATATCGAAACAGCAACAGGAACAATAGTGGGTATTGAATCGAAGATTATCAAGCAAAATAAAGATGTTGAAATACCTTCATTGTATGAAATACATAATGGTAAATCAGTACAGGTAAGTAATACAGATGAAATAATTAAGAATCTAATCTCCGATAACAAAATAGAACATAAATTAGTACCAGGTGAAAAAATAAACGAAGAAATTGAAAAAATCACGAAAAACAAAGGCGAAGCAGCAGGTGTAGATTTATTAGCAGAAAAACATGGTGGTTCAAGTAAAAAGTCTAGAAGAACAGGAGGAAGCAAATTGAGAAGTACCAGAAAAGGTAGACGCAACGTCTCAAGAAAACACAACAAAAAGAGTCATAATAAAACACGCTAGAAATTTAGCGACATGAATTCAAAATATATATTTATATAGTGTAAATATATATAGTATGAATAAAATCAAAGGTGGAGCTATGACGAATTATAAATTAGAAGGAATATATAGAGATGGAGACAAAATATCCGTTAAATTCGGAACAACGAGGGATGAATCAAAATCAGTCATGACGCATGACAGTGAATCGGGACATTATGAAAAATCTATGGAACATTATGACGAGAATATTAAAAAATATGTTGATAATAATCCAGCCATTTTTATAGAAGACCAACATCAGCCATTGAAACCAAGTTTTTTGGATTCTATTCGGACATCAAAAAAAACCCTCGCTGATAATGTAATACCCAAATCTTCTGATAGGTTTGTACCCAAACCATTTTCTGAATTATTTAAAAAACAAATTCAAGAAAGACAGAGAAAAAAAACATCGGAATTTCAACCACCAACCGAGAGCGTGATTTCTCCTCCATCCGAATCAAAAACGATAGAATCAAATTTTTTATCTCGTGCATCGCAGCTGCCAAATGTAACTGTCCATCCATCTACTCCACCACCTCCACCTTTTAATTTGTTTGAAGGACAAATAAATGAGGATACACCCCCGCCACCTCCATCAGAGATTTCATCAGTCAATCCTCCTCAGCCACCCCCACCTTCTCCGAAAAACGATGTCGACGAAAAACTGAAAGAATTTAATAAAAGCGAATTTGTTATTCCTACAAAACAAAAAGACGGCACTGTTAAACAGCTAGAATATCCTATAACAGAAATTCTGGATAAATTAAATAAAAAGGATAAAAAACAATTAAAATATAAAGAACCGTATGATGATATTCAAAATATCAAAAGAGATTTAAAAGAAAAGAAACCTATTGGTGAAAAAAGAATTACCCAATTAAAGACTCGGTTGGCGCGTCTTGAAATTAAAAATGATGGTAAAATATTCGGTGGTAATAAAACAAAGAAAAGACGTTATAATAACACAAAGAAACACAAAAAACACTCAAACAATAAATCCCGCAAATAAAGGTAGATAGGTGTGTAAAATATATACACTTATTATAAATAAATGTTAAAAGTTACTTTAACAAAATGTGGTGAAATAGGAATAGGCAATAAAGAATATATAAGTATAAGTGATATCGAATATGAGGATACTAACGGAACACCTATAGAGTTCGAGGATACGACGAATGATACGTGGAAATATGTAGGTGAAGAAAATAGTATAGATGATATTTTAGATAGCGAAGAAACTAATACTGAACCTATTTATAATTTTATCAACTTTATAAATAAATTTCGCGATAATCGATTACATAAACGCCTTTGTATTTATATAGTAACCAATACTACAAAAGGCGATATATTAAAGATAATACCAGATTTCAATCCCGAAATTCAAAAACACGATGTATGGGCAAATTATATTGACTTTGATATAGAAAAGACGGACAAACGTTTTTGTGTGAAAAATCATTCACTTGATGATTATTATAAATTTTCGAGTTACGACCCAGTTATTTTCAAAGAAATAATAAAAGAAATGATACTGACAAAAGAATTATTTAAAAATATTTTTAAGAGATTTGGCGTTGAAAAAGACACAATAGATATAACGGTTCAAGACCTATATGATGAAGTGGATAGAATGATAGAAGAGAATTCACTATTAGGTAGTGACAAAGTTTTAAATACTGGTTCTGACGATGATGCAATAAATGCCAAAACAGCTGTATGTAATTTTATTGATGAATATTTCAAAAAAAATAGACAAATTCGTGGCAAACTGAATAAAGAACAATTGGCAGAATTAATTGTGTTTATTAAGAGAGAAATCGGTGAAGAAATATTGGATTACGTACAACAAGCTGCCCGCGAAGCTAGTTATGAAGAAAAATTGCCAAAAAAAATAGAACCTCTTGAAATTGAAGAGAAAACCCCTGAAATAAAAAAAAATAGAACATGGAAAGAATTTGCAACACCCAATAAAAATAGAAGCTGGGGGCAGTGGGTTTATGGAGAAGGAGGGAGAAGTGTAAAGTTAAATACGAAAAGGAAGAAAAATTACACTAAGAAAATGAAGTGATTTAGTGTTGTTTTATTTATCTGTATAGTATAGTAGATAAATAAATGAGTTTTAACAATAGTGAAAGAGAGACCGAAAATACAAAATTACATAAAATATTAAATGAAATATCGTCTTTAGTTAATAACAAAGATTCTATAAAAGCTACCGAAATTGTAGAAGAAAAAGATGACGCAGATGACGTAGAAGAT